TTCCATGTCCGCTACAGAAAGGTTCTTCACTTCTTTTAACTTAAAGCATGAACGCTCATCCCATCCATTAAATTTTTTGTCAATGTCCATTATCAATTTTTTTGCACTATTAATACCACTCATCTAAATCCCTCCTTATTTTGTTTTGAAAAATATAGAAAAACATACTCCTACCATTCTCTTCTTTTTTTTAAAACTAGTGAACTACCACCACCTATAGAGGTGGGTGGCTTCTTGGTCAATGGCAGTAACCTGCCAAGGTTCCCCAAGCTCAAAAGGCCGTTCCAGCCTCGGTAGTGCTAAAACTATATGACTAGTTTCAGCAAATTTTTGCTAGCATTTATATCCCTATCGTGATGCATGCCACCCTTAGCCTGGTCAACATAGGGCTATCAAGCCCACGACTTTAGTCGTGGGTAGTTGACGTCTGCCCCTCCCACGATTTATATTTAGCCGACAACCATATTATATCACCACTCCTGCAAAAATGTACCAGTTTTTTCTATTCTGTCTCTAAATTGCATAAATTTATCCAAGTGGCTAGCATGTTTGAAAACATCTACGATATCGCTTAACCGCTTCTTTTCATGTTCAGTCACAACGTCTAGAAATTGTTTGAAGAGCGGTGTTGGATTTTGAGTTGTCGGAACTGAAGAATGAAGCCACAGTGTAGCCCAAAGACCTTCGTTGACCGGGAAAGAAAAACTAATCATTGTCCACTTTGGCACAAACTTCTCGCTGACTTCACCGCTGTAGATAAAGTCAGCAAAAATTTCCTCAAACACCTTAGGCTTCTCACTGTCAACTTCAAAATAAGCAGAACCTATATTGAACTTTTCATACATAACAAAAGCGGGGCAATGCCCCGCATTCACCTCCTTTCTTGTTTGTTATATCATCTTCACCAATTCTTCGTATGTCTTAGCATCCAAACCGCATTCGATTATTTTATCTATTAACTTCTGCTTTTTGCTCGAAAGCATTTGTTTTCTCTGAAGATTCGTTTCTTTAGCAATGAGCTCGTTCAATTTTGCGAGCTGTTTGAATGCAGTTTTCTGCAACTTTTTAAGTACTGCTTCCTCGTGTTCGAATGCCGCTTCGATTACTTCCTTGGATAAATTAGCAAAATCATCAGATGCATCAGTTGATTTGGAAACAGAAACATCAACAGTTTCATATGGCGCAACAGTTCTTTTGAAGCCAACGTAAACATGAATCTTGTTCACCTTTTCACCGTTCATCTCCATACCAAACACCTCCCATTTCTTTCAGTAATTTTGTTTTCTCTATTACCAACCTGACTTTCTCTTCACCACTCGCTAACTTTATCTTCTCATCAATGCTTGCAAGAGCCCTCTTCAATTGCTTCTGCCGTAACCTTCGATAGAGATATTCTTTATCAGGAAAAACAAAATTAGCCATCTCTAACTGTAATTGTTCAAGCAGTTGTTTATCCTCGTCTGTCAGTTGGTTGTTCTTAATTCTTTGTTTTAGTTCTTCCCAAGGACTTTCCAACTGAACGTTCCAGTGAAGCAAGTCTGGATGCCTAAGAGACATAACAACAAAAACTTCCTCGGCTGTAGGTCCTTCACTTTCTGTTTCTTGAACTTCAGCCTCTGATTTGTGCTCTGTCTTCTTAAACACTCTCTTTTTGCTGTCCTTTGATTTCATGAAGTAGTCGTACAGTTTTTCAACAGGCAACTTTTCTCTTTCGCTGATAAGTTGAACGTACTCATCGTATGTAGCAGGATTTGTAATGTATCGAGCAAACTCCTTTGCCAGTGCAAGCCTGTTGGTACGGTTAACTGGTTCAATTTCTACCAACGTCCTATAGACATACTCAACCGACGTAATTGTGTTTTCAATGACATATTCGCTTGACCACATTCCCTTTACGCACATATCGGCAGGGTCGAGTTCGTCAGGCAACATGAGTACTCGTACATCCATGTCTTTCTTCAGTAGCTTGGCAACTGCTTTGAACATTCCGCTACGCCCTGCCTCATCGTCGTCAAGCGCAATAACCACATTCCTCGTCGCCCTTTCAATTAAAAATGCCTGCTCATCTGAAAGAGACGAACCCATCAAGCCTACTGTGTTTGAAAACCCGTGCTGATGAAGGAGTATTACATCCATTGGTCCTTCTACCAACATAACATAGCCGTATTCCTTGATGTATTGCTGTGCTATATCATAACCAAACAGCAGGGCAGACTTTTTGAAGAACTCATTTTCCTCGCTGAGCAAATACTTCGGATTTCTTCCATCTATTGCCCTGCCAATGAACCCCACTACATTTCCGACATCGGTAATCGGAATAACAACACGACCCGCAAATGGGTCGAATTTGGTGTGCCGTTTCAAAATCCTCAAATACAAGTTCCTATCAGTCGGTGCATATCCAATCTGCCACTGAGAAACCGTTTCCTCGTTTATACCACGGCTTTGTAGATATTTGAGAGCCTCTGGATGTTTGTAAAGCTCCTCATGATACAACTTAGCAAGTTCCTCATATGCGTTGAGTTCCTTGCGCTTTTCTGTGTCTGCTTGCACATTGAAATCCTCAACAAGGATTTTGACCGCTCGGTCAAAATTGACTTTAAGAAATCGCATGAGGAAGTCTATAACGTCTCCAGTTGCACCGCAACCGAAACACTTGTAAATCTTGCGTTCAGGGCTTACAAAGAAACTTGGAGTATCCTCAGAATGGAATGGACAGAGCGCTTTATATGACTTGCCTACCCGCTTTAAGTCTATGTAGCGCCCAATTACTTCTTCAATTTTTACCTGATTTACCACCTGCTTTCTTAACGACCACATCAAATCACCTCCGCATCTTCAAGCCTCACCCACTCCAAAATATTTCTTAGGCGCTTCACCATGTACTGCTCAAGCTCCTCACTCCATTCATGCTGCAGAGCATAGTCGTCAAGTGCTTCTAAAGTTGCATGGAGCGCCTCCCTGCGTTCGGGAGACATCTTGAAATAGTACTTTTCGACTTCGGCAAGGAATTTCCTAAAAAACGCTTCGTATGCTTTCGAGAACTTGCTCATACTAATCACCCTACCTTTTGACTTCTCTGAATGGAATGAATTCCTGCATTTGGAAATCAAACCAGAGCTCTACTTCCCCGACGGCACCGTTTCGTTGCTTTGCCACTATTGCAACAGTGTATTCCCTGTGTTTTTTTAGGTCATCGCCATTTATTATGTCATCGTTCGGTCTCCAGAGCAAAATTACGACGTCAGCGTCCTGTTCTATCGCACCTGATTCCCTGAGCTCAGCTAGGCTTGGACGCTTGTCTGCTTTTTTCTCTGATTCTCTGTTCAACTGACTTGCCACAATAAGTATAATCCCAAGGCTCTTGGCTAGGAATTTAAGCCTGTTTGAAATTTTTGTTACCTGTTCTACACGTGAAGCACCTGAAGCTGAAATTAGTTGCAGGTAGTCAACAAAGACAATCTTACATTTGGTGCGCTGTACTAACTGTCTGATTAATGTTTCAATGTGTATTAAATCATTTGAAGCAGGCTTGGCAAAGAAGATTGGATACTTGGAAAATTCGTTCGCGAAGGCATTCAGAACAACTGCGAAAGTTTCCTCAGGCATGTTTACAAAACTTGCATACAATGACTTGTGCCTGAAAACTTCTGGCACATATTTTAGTGCAAGCCTTGCTAGCATACTTGTTTCCGTCATTTCGAGGCTGATTATCCCAACTGGTATTCCTTCTCTTGCATAGCGCAGTGCATTGCTTAGAAGGAATGCACTCTTACCTACTGACGGTCGGGCTGCCACAACGACAAATTCGCCACCGAGCAGACCTGATACTAAGTCGCTTACCAGCGGGATGGAAATATTGCCACGCTCTCGTACTCTGGTAAGCTCGTGACCAAGGTCATAAGTAAGCTCAGCCACTGGTATGATTTGCCCCTTCCCACCTGATTGAGACTGCATTCCTTCCATCTGGCGCAGTATTTCCTCTGTTGTTAGCTGTTCGTACTGCTCAAGCATGGAGTTCAACTTCTGCCGTATCTTTTCCTTCATCACCATGTCTTTGTACTGCGTTACTACTTCTTCTAGTGCCTGCACATCGTTTGAAAGAACAATTTCTAAGAATTTGCTCGTGTCATATCCAGCTTTCTGCAACTCGAGTATTGCATTGTCAGGTGTTTCAGTACGCAAAATTATTTTTTTAGCAGCATCGTATTCAGCTGGTACTTCCAAATCGAGCAGAACAAAACGCAGTTCTGGATAAACAATACAAGTACCAAATATTGTATGCAACAGTCGTTTTAGTTCCATAAGCTATGTGGCTGCCCTGCCCGAAGGCAGGACAACCACGAACACCCCCTTTCTTGTTTGTTTTCGGACTACTTGACCATTCCATTTTTGGACCTAACTTCAGAAATTGCGGTACTTGCACGTTTCAGTGAGAACTCGAAATACACATTGCGGTCTATCCAAGGTACTTCGATGAGAACTTTGTTGTATTTTTTCATATTCTCTACGAATACATTCGTCTCAAGTATAAAGGCAATCTTCGCCGGAATCTTAGCCACAAACAGAGTGATATTGATTGGCTTCTGGTTGTCGAACTTTGCTCTTCCGAATGCAACAAAGGAACCATTTCCAAGTGAATGAAATTCCAGCAACGGATAGCTACTAAACGCAAGAGCTACAATTTCAGTCTTGTTGATGACCGTGTAGACCAAATTCGCATACATATCGTCATACGGATACTCCAGCGGATACAACGGCCATGTGTCAGGCGAAAAAGCGCTCCAAGTACGCTCACCGGTCATGATGTCATCCGATGGCAAGACAATCCACTCGTTGGTTGCATTCAGGTAGTTGTAGTAGCCAAGCAAACTGACCGCAAGAAGTACCAACACCGAAACAAGTACCTTTCTCACCATACACACTCCTCCTCCTTTCAATAATTAGCCCAGGCTTGTCGCCTGAGCCGTGGTATTGTTTTACTCTCACGCTATTTCTCTAACTTTCTTCCTGTTGAACAATTCATCGAATGAATTTTTCTTGCTCTTGGTTTTCTTTTCTGTTGTTTGTTGTTCGTTTGAACCATCTTTGACTTTTGATACGGCTTTTACCTCTGCCTCTTTCTTCTTGCTAACTTTCTTAGGTTTTTCTTCAACTGTTGGTTCCGGTTCTTGTTTCTTAGTCTCCATTTCAGCTTGTTTTGTTTCTACAACCTTCTTTCTAACTTTGCTTTTCTGTTCTTTTGGTTGAGGCTCAGGCTGTGGTTCCACCTGAGGTTGTTGAACTGTTTCCTGAGATGATTCTAACAGCTTTTCAGTTGCTGCAAAGATTGCTACATCGAACATCTCCTTGACAAATTTCGGCCTGAACTTGAACTTGTAAAACGTCTGCGTCCGTTCTTGTAACGTCACATGTTTCGATATCTCCAAATGCTTGAAGAAATCTTCATAGATGGTTTTTCTTACAACAATAAATTCGCTGTTGATAAACAACAGCATTTTACCCTCCCTAATAGTAAGGATGCAGTCTGGATTGTCTTCCAAGAACTGCTTCAACATCTCCCAATCCATCTTGTCAAACGTGTTTGCAAAATATACCATCCTGTCAAACATACTCTCATCCTCCTCCTTCGGAATGATTATATACTTACTTTGGAAATTAAAGGCAACCCCATAGGTATAATCTCATTCTTGTACACCGGGAAATACGCATAATTCATTTTGCCAGATAAAGTGCATCCTGTATAGTTATCGGTTGACTGTCTTTCCTTGAATACCCGCATGTAATCGCCTCCTTACTGTCCGATATCTTCACGTTATCACCTCCGTACTATCTTGACTGCCGATTATCCCTGATTTGATACGCTATCGTATATGTATTCTTTTAGCCATTCGAGCAGTTCTTCACCATAGTTTTC